TCCGGCGACTCCGGCACGCCGGAGGAGGTCGCCACCTACCGCAAGGCCATCGGCGTGCCGGAGTCGCCGGAGGGCTACAACCTCAAGCCGGAGCAACTGCCAGAAGGCGTCACATGGGATGACAACGTGGCCAAGAAGGCCGCGGAACTGGCCCACAAGCACAACGTGCCTGCCGCCGCCATGCAGGAGTTCATGAAGTTCGACATGGAGCGGGCCGCGCTGATGAACCAAGCCGCGGCCAACATGATCGAGCAGCAACTGGAGGCCGGTCGCGCCGAACTGCAAAAAGTCTACGGCGACAAGATGCCCGAAAAGATCGAACTGGCCCGCCGCGCCGCGGTGACCGCCGGAGTCGATCCGACCTCGCAAGGCTTCGTCGATCCGCAAGTGGTCAAGGCAATCGTCTCGCTGGCCGAGAAGCTCTCCGACGACAAGCTCGTCGCGGGCGACCAGACCGGAGCCAGCAGCACGCGCTCGCGGGCAAGGGACATTATGACCAACCAAGCCAATCCGCTCTACGCCCGCTACCAAGAGGGTGATCCCGAAGTGGTGGATCAAGTGCGCCGGATGCTGACCAGCGCCGGTTAATCGGCTCATCATGGCCAAACAAACACCACGCCCGCAGTTGCTGGTCGTCGTCAGCGATCTGCATTGCGGGTCGAGCGTCGGGTTGATGCCGCCGGACAGTGAAAGCATCAACGGCAACACCATCGGCTTCGGCAAGAACGTCCACCAAGCATGGCTCTGGGAAAAATGGCAAGAGGCCCAATCCCAAGTGTCGGAGATCGTCGGCAACGATTCGTTTGCCTTGTTGGTCAACGGCGATGCCACCGAGGGCATCCACCACAAGTCGCCGGAAGTCGTCGCCAGCTTGATCGAACTGCACTGCAAGATGGCCGCGGAGGCGCTGCGCCCGCTTTCCCAAGCCGCCGCGCAGACGCTGGTCACCAAAGGCACCGAGTGCCACACGCACGAAATCGAAAGCTACTTGGCCAAGCTCATCGGAGCCAAAGACGGCGTGGCCCGCGAGAAGTGGCTTTTCCGCATACACGGGTGCCTCATCGATGCCACCCACCACATCGGCGTGACCAGCCGCGCTTATCTTGAGGCCACCGCCATGAGTATTGCGATGGGCAACGCCCGCCTCAACTCGCTGCGTAGCGGCCACGAACCGGCCAAGGTCTACCTCCGCGCCCACCGGCATTGCGGAGGCTGGTTTTCGGACGGGGCGTCCATGCTCTGCATCACCGGAGGCTGGCAGTTTCTGACAAGGCACGCGCACAAGGTGGTGCCGGACGCCATCCCGCGTCCCAGCATGATGGTGCTGGACTGGCGCAACTCGCCCGAAGGCGGCTTGCCCGCCGTCCACAACCTGCACTTCAACCCGCCCGCGCCGGAGGTCGCTGACCTGTGAAAAAGGTCACCGCCGAGCAGTTGACCGCGTCGGCATGGGCCGCAGCCTTGGCTACTCCCAAGGAGGTTGACGAGGTGCCGGAGGGCTGGCTGACCGCCAAAGAAATATCGGCCAAGCTGGGCAAAGCCACACCCACCATCGGGGCAATGCTTTGCCGCGCCGTGGCCGAGGGCCGTTGCGAGCGCAAGACGTTCCGCATCACCACCGGACAGGTCAATCGACCGATCCCGCACTACCGCTTGCTCAAATGAGCATTGACGATAACCCGCGCAAGTCAAAGCGCATCACGCCGCGCCAAAGTCTCCAATGAGCCGCCGCACCCCTACCAAGCGCGTTTCCATCGACGGCAAGCCTTGGCGGATCAAGATCCAGCGCCCGCCAGCCCGCGAGTCCTACGACGGCCTGTGCGTCAAGGACGACCGGACAATCTACATCCACCCCGACGCCATCGGCCACCGCGGCATCGAACTGGCCTGCCATGAGATTGTGCATGCCCGCCTTTTCGACTTGGACGAGGAATGCGTGGACGAGATCGGGCGCTTGGTCAGCGAGGTCTGCAACTGGCTGGCGCGGCAAAACGACGGAGTCATCGGGTGACCGGCGCATACTTTTTGCACCGTAGTTCAAGCCTGCTTTGAACTATTGATCAAAACATACTCCAAATGACCTTTACGCCGCTGCTCATCACAACCATCTGCTACCTTGTGACGGCAGTGGGCTTCTGGCGCGAGGGCAACGCCGGTCTGGCCATCGCCTTTGCGGGCTACGCTTTTGCCAACTTCGGGTTCCTGTGGATCTGCTTGAACGGCCAGCCGTAGATCGACTCACATTCTAAACATTTTGGCGGTGCGGCGTGGAGCAGGACACGCAGCCAGACAGTGGACTGTCACAAAATAACCCAAGAATATGTGACAACAGCGGGTGCAAATCCCGCCACCGCCTTCCCGCTCTGTTGCTAATTACGCAAAAATTGGTAGCAAAGGAGTAGTTTTATACCCGAACTGGCAAGTATTTCTTACAAGTTGCCGTTCGTCCTCACTCTGAAATGTCGCCGTGCGACGACCTGTCACTTAGTGACAGGAAATGTCGACGTTTTGCAGAAACTTAAACACGTTGCCTTCAACATGTTTAAGAAATCGACACGTTTCTTAAATAGGGGCCGGTCTTATTAAAGGTTGCACGCCATTTCCTCCAAATGTTCCAAAAGACCATTTGCGAGAAGTCGCATGCAACGTGTTACTCATGTCCCAAACAGATCCATAACGCGATTCAGCGCAGCAAGCTCGCGCTTTGGATTATGGCGACCGTCAGTTGTTATAGAATTTTCGTAGTCGCCATCGCCGTTCGCCGCATAAACAAGAAAGCGCAACATGTGGTATTCGGACTTGGTTAAACGCAGCGTGTAGCCGCGCCGAGTGCGTTTGATAGAGGATTTGGTTTTCATCATAAGGAAGTATCCAGCGGCTCGCTCAAGTTCAACAAGTAGTTGCGTTTTGTTTGACTAAACCCTTGCGCCAATTTCCGGCGCAGCGTAATCGTCAGCACAGTTAGGCAGACAACTCCTTGTGGAGCCTGTCCAACGCGCATGCCCAAGGCCGACGACCCGCCCGTGGCGGATAATCGGTAGCGCCGAGGACACCACAAACAAACAACCCGACGAGATCCGCACGATGCGGGTTTAGTCAAAACCAAAGGAGAAAAACCTATGTCTGCTATCAGTCAAATTCCGCAGTATTTCACGACGGAATTCACCAGCAACTGGGAGCATCTGCTTCAGCAGAAAGTTTCCAAGCTGCGTGAATACGTTTCCGTCGAGAGTGTTCGCGGCAAAGAAAAAACATTCAACCAACTGGCCGCGGTCGAAATGACCAAGATCACCAACCGCGCCTCTGACACCAACATCAGTGACGTCACGCTGGCCAAACGCTGGCTCCGTCCTTACCCGTATGAACACGCCACGTTGTTCGACGAGTGGGATGCCGAGTATCTTGGCGAAGTCAGCCTGCCGCAGTCCGAAACCGTCAGCAACCATGCGATGGCCTACATGCGGACTTGCGACAAGGTCATCATCGACGCCGCGCTGGGAACCGCCTACACGGGCGAAACCGGCGTGACCCCGACCAGCTTGCCTTCGGGCCAGAAGGTCGCCGTCGATTACGTCGAAACCGGCAGCGCCGCCAACAGCGGTCTGACCATTGCGAAACTTCGCCAAGCCGCCTATCTGCTCAACGACGCAGAGGTGGACGACAGCGATCCTCGCGTCATCGTGGTCAGCGCCAAGCAAATCCAAGATTTGCTCCGCACGACCGAAGTGACGAGCGCCGACTACAACAGCGTCAAGGCGCTGGTGCAGGGCCAACTCGACACCTTCATGGGCTTCAAGTTCCGCCGCGTGGCGTCGTCCTTGCTGCCTTACAACGCCAACACGGGCGTCCGCACCTGCTTTGCCTACGTCCGCTCCGGCGTCAAGCTGGCCGACGCGGGCCGCAAGGTTCATGTGGACATCCGCGCCGACAAATCGCACGCGCTGCAAATCCGCACCGTCGCTTCCTTGGGCGCGACCCGCATGGAAGAGAAGAAGGTCGTGGAAGTTGCCGCCGACGAGGTTCTCTAATCAACAACAATCAACCATAGGAGAATCAACAAATGGCTACGTTCTACACCGACATCGCTCCGGAAAATCTGGAGCTTAACGTCCGCAACCGCGTGGACGGCGACCTTGTCAAAGGCAACGTCGTTTACGCGCAGGCGACCTACACCACCACCGGCACCGAAGCGGCCACCGGCGACAACATCAATGTTGCCGTGTTGCCCGTCGGCGCGATCCCGCTGCCCGAACTCTGGCGCGTCAACAACGAGGCGTCCTTGGGCGGCTCCGTTGTGGCGATCCCGAAGATCGGTGACGCGGGCGACGACGACCGTTACAGCGCGACCTCCATCTCGCTGAACAGTTCGACCGCCGGTTCGCAGGCCGTGACCCCGAACCTTGGGGTCAGCGTGCTTCCGCGTTACGTTGTGACCGACGCGACCCGCACCGTGGTCGCCGCCATCACGCGCACCAACGCGCTCACCGCAGGCAAGAAGATCAGCTTCTTGCTCGCGTTCCGCATGCCCTAAACGGGAACTCACAGCCGCTGGCAGACCGGCTCAATAGTCTGCCACCTCTTTCACTTTCATGGCCGACGAAACCTCCATCTGCAACTTGGCGCTGGCCAAGCTGGGCATCAGCCCGATCATGGCGCTGACCGACGACAGCAAGCAGGCCCAGTTTTGCAACAGGTTCTACGCCCAGACCCGCGACGAGGTCTTGCAGTCCCACCGCTGGAACTTCGCCATGCGGCGGGCCGCGCTCAACAAGCTCTCGACCGCCCCGCAGAGCGAATGGGCCAGCGCCTACCAGTTGCCGGTCGATTGCCTGCGCGTGGTTCAACTCAACGGCTACGAACCCACCGAAAGGCTGGGGGAGTTTAGTGTCGAAGCCGATCAGCTTCTGACCAACGCCGAGGAAGCCAACATCCGCTACATTGGGCGGGTCGAAGACGGCGCGTTTTACCACCCGCTCTTTGTCCACGCCTTGGCCACCATGCTGGCCTCGCGCTTGGCAGGCCCGCTGACCGGAAGCCGCAACATGCCGCAGGAACTGTTGCAAGAATACGAGGCGCTGACCGGCCCCAAGGCCCGCATGGCCGACGCCTTTGAGCAACGGCTGCAACGCAAAATGCCTTGGGTCAACAGCGACCTTGTTGCCGCCCGCTACACCAAGTTTCCCAGCAGCCAATAGGTCATGGCCAATCTCCTCGTCACCGCCCTCAATGCAGGCGAGTTAAGTCCATACATGGACGCCCGCACGGACGTCGAAAAATACCGCTCCGGTTGCCGCACGCTGGAAAACATGGTCGTCCTGCCCTACGGAGGCGTTTACCGGCGCAGCGGCACCGAGTATCTGGGCGAAGCCAAAAACAGCAACCGGCGCTGCCGCTTGATCGGGTTCAACTTTTCCACGACCACCCGCTTTGTCTTGGAGTTTGGCCACCTTTATGTGCGCGTCTGGGGCAACGACTCTCCGGTCATGCACCCCGCCGGAGCCGCGTGGGCGACCGGCACAGCCTATGCCATTGGCGACATCGTGACCAGTGGCGGCACAACGTATTACGCCGTCACCGCCCACACAAGCGCCGCGGCCTTTGCCACCGACCTTTCTGCCGGTCGCTGGTATGCCCAACCGGCCAGCGGCGTCTTGGAATTTCCGTCGCCCTATCAAGAAAGCGAACTGCGCGAACTGCAATATGTGCAAGTCAATGACATCATGTATATCGCGCACGCCAACCACGCGCCGCGCAAGCTGTCCCGTCTGGCAGACGACGACTGGACGCTGGTGCCGGTCGAGTTTAAGTGGCCGCCGCTTATTGACAACGCCAACACTGAGGAAATCACGCTCAACGCCAGCGCCTTCAGAGGCAACATCACCGTTTCGGCCAAAGACAAGGGCGGAAGCGCACGCAACAACACGTTTTTAAGCGGCCATGTCGGCTCGCACTGGGCCATCGAATACGCCCGAAAAAGCAGCAGCTTGACGCTCACCATTGGAGGAAACTTTGTGTCTGACTTGGAGTTGGACATTGGAGGCCAGTGGACGCTTACCACGGTCGGAACATGGCTTGGAACGCTGCGCCTGTTGCGCTTTCCAGACAGCGTCGTTGATAACTTCGGCTATTACCAAATTGGATCGGCCACCAGATCCGGCACAGCGGCCACCATCACGTTGGCCAACCACGGGGTCAATACCAACGATTTGCTTTATGTCAACTACGTCCAAAACGTGGGGATGGGCGGATTGGGCGCGGCATTGGTTTCTGCCACGCGGACGGGGCCGGACACCTTCACCATTCCTGTCAGCAACACAGGCTCCACAAGCGTTGCCACGTTTTTCTTCCAGAACATCACGCGCATGGAGGTTATCCGAGAATTTAAAAGCGAAACAACGGCGCGAAACATTATCGCGACTGGAGAAGCTCTGACGCGAGGAGTCTACAAGCTGCAAGTGCTGGATTATGTTTCCTCCACCAACGCCAAAGCGTTTTTTGAATCTTCCGATTTCACCAACGGGGGATCTTTTGTCATCAACTCAATCGTCAGCGGAGGCGCAAGCGCCAACGCAACGGTCAAAACTTTTCTTGGCACACGGGTGCCTCCAGACACTTTGCTGTGGAGCGAGGCCGCATTCTCCGGCGTGCGCGGCTACCCGCGGGCCGTGGCCATCCACGAACAGAGACTTTGCTTCGGCGGCACCGCCCACCAGCCCAACACTGTTTGGTGCAGCAAAGTAGACGACTTTGAAAACTTCCAACTGGGGAGCAGCGCGGACGACGGGTTGCAATTCACCGTGGCCTCGTCCGAAGGCAACCGCATCGAATGGATGTTCAGCCAACAGCGACTTATGATCGGCACCAGCGGCGACGAGTGGACAATCGGCGGGGCCAACAGCGGCGAGGCATTCAGCGCGACCAACGTGCAGGCCCAGAAGCAGTCGTCTTTCGGCTCCAAGACTATGCGGGCCATCCTGCTCAACGACGTTTTGCTTTTCGTCCAGCGCCGCGGGCGCAAGGTGCGAGAACTGACCTACAGTTTTGAAAGAGACGGATGGGTTGCGCCGGATCTGACTGTTTTGTCCGAGCATGTGACCCAAGGCGAACTGGTCGAATTGGCCTTCCAGCAGCAGCCCGACGCCATCCTCTGGGCGGTGCGGGGCGATGGTCAACTGGTTGGCATGAGTTACGAGCGCGACCAACAAGTTGTCGCATGGCACCGGCACACGACCGACGGGGAATTTGAGTCCGTCGCCACCGTCTACGGACTCTCCGGCGCGGACGACGAGGTCTGGATGGTGGTCAAGCGCACCATCAACGGGCAGACCAAACGCTACATTGAACGCTTTAAGGCCGACAACCGCGCCAAGTTTGAGGCCCAGACCAAGGAGGATTGGTGGTATCTGGATTGCGCCAAACGCTATTCCGGCACCGCCACGGCCACCATCACCGGACTGTCCCACTTGGAAGGCAAGACCGTCAGCGTCTTGGCCAACGGGGCCGTCCAGCCCGATGAGACGGTCGCCGGAGGCCAGATCACCCTCGACAAGACCTACACCAAGGTGCTGGCCGGTCTGCCCTACACCTCGACCATCCTTCCCATGAAGTTCGACTTTGATCTGCGCGACGGCCCGACCCGCGGGCGCAAAAAGCGCATCAACCGTATCGAGGTCAGCCTTTTCAAATCTTTGGGCGGGGAGGCCAGCACCAATGGCAGCAACTGGCTTTGGATCTACCCGCGGGACTTTGACGACCCGATGGACGCCAGCCCGCCGCCTTTTTCCGGCGATGCCGAGGTCGTCGTGGCGGGCGATTACTCCGACGACAGCGACATCTATTTGCGCCAGCGCCTGCCTTACCCGTTCACCGTCCGCGCCCTTGTCGTAAAGCTCGACGCATACGGGGATTGACATTAGCGTGTTTTGACTAAACCCATGAGCCAGCCCGTTCTTCAACTTCGCATGTTCGACCGCGACAAGGATCACGCGCTGCTCGTCGATTGGTGCAACGCGCACGGCGGCGAAGTCACTCCAGCCCATTTGCTCCCGCCGCTTGGCGTGATCGTGCAGCAAGACGGCGAGGATGCCGCCATACTCTTTTTGTATTACGCGCTCTCCGCGGGCGTCTGCTTTGTCGATTGCGCCGCCACCCGCCCGAAACTTTCCCTCAAGGAATCCATCGAGTGCTTTGATGTCGCCATTGGCTACCTCAAGAGCGAGGCGCGTCATAATGGCTACCATGTCATGCTGGCCCACGCTTCTCCGGCAGTGGCGCGTTGCCTGTCGCGGATCGGGTTCCAAAAAAACAAGGAGTCTTTGGTCAGAATGTTTTGTCTGACCGACGAAAACTGACATGCCGCAAATCGCCGTCCCTCTTGCCATTACCGCCGCGGTGTCCAGCTTGGCCTCCGCAGGAATGTCTTTCTACGGGCAGCAGCAGCAAGCCGCCGCCGCCGAGCGTTTGGCCAACTACAACTACCAAGTGCAGTTGCAGCAGATGCAGATGCAGGCGCAAATGCAGAAGATTGCCGCCGAGCAGCAATACCAAGCGGGCATGCAGAACGCCACCGCGATGCAGAACGAAGGACTGCGCGTGGAACAGGAGGCCCGCGAACGGGCCAAGCGTATGCGGGCCGAAAACGAGCGCCTCTTGGGCCAGCAGCGGGCGCAGTTCGGCAAGGCGGGCGTGACCAGCGCCGGTTCGCCTTTGGCCGTCATGGCCGAATCGGCGGGCCTCATGGAACTCGCCGTGGGCGACGAACTCTACAAGGCCGACTTGGAGCGCAGCGCCTACTTTCGCAAGGCCGAGGTCGAGAAGTGGCAGGCCGGATATTCTTTGGTGGACAAAGCCGCCGCCGACTACAACGCGGCCAGCGCCGCCTACCGCACCGCGCCGATCCTTTTGGAAGGCCAGAACACCGCCAGCGCCCTGCGCGTGAACAGCTACGGGTCGCTCATTTCCGGCGTTTCCCAAGCCGCAGGCATTGGGGCGAACTACAACTTCAAGTCCCGCTAATCATGGCCAACATCCCGCTCGTCCAAATCCCCAACGCCCCGCAGACCGGCTCGACCGCCGTGCCGCTGCCGGTGGGGGCCATCCGCACGCCCGACGTCGAACTCATGGGCATGATCGACGACGCCAGCTACATGGCCGTGGGCCGCGCCTACGAGAATCTGGGCAACGCCGGTCAGCAAGCGGCCAACGTCTTGGGCGACTTTTCGCTGTCGATGGCCCGCGCCACCGACGAGGCCAACCTTGCCGCCGCCGACCGCATCAAGACCGACATGCTCTCAAAGTTCGACGCCGAGGTAGCCACCAAGCCGGAGAGCGAGTGGAACGCCATTTGGGAAAACAACTACGCGCCCAAGCTGCGCGACCAAGTGACCTCGCTTCGCATGACCACCCGCGACGGACTCAACCGGCGCGACATCTGGCTGGCCAACACCGAGAACGCGGTGAAGGCGCAAGTTTTCACCAGCGCCAACAAAGCCATCGTCCAGCGCGGCAAGCAGGAGATCACCAACTACATCGACCGCGCTATGGGCGAGGGTCGCTGGGAGGACGCGATGGCCGGATACAAACGCGGGGCAGCAGCGGGTTTTTGGACGCCGGAGGACGCCGAGGCGGGCATGATCAAGATCGAAGAGGAGCAAAAGGTTTCCACAATGACCCAAGCCATCCAGCAAAACCCCGCCCAGTGGCGCAAGGAACTGGCCAAGTATCAGAAAGAGGGCAAGAACCCCCACAAGCTGCGCCCCGAACAGGTGCTGCAATTCCGGCGCATGGCCGAGGGCAACCACGCCCAGCTTCTCGACGACCTCAACAACCAAATGCTCAACCGCTTGGAAACCGAGAGCGCCGCCATCACCAACGACCAGATCGAAGAATTTTACAACCGGCCCGACGTCGATGCTCCGCGGGAACTCATCAACAAGATGAAGGAATACCGCGACTTCAAGTATGCCGACACGCCGGAAGGCCAAGCCGAGCAGGCCACGCGCTTCAGTGACCTTTGGCAGAAAATTTTCAGCTACGACGCGGAGAAGGACATCAGCATGGCCGATCCCGACACACACAAGCGCGAATACCAGCGCCTCATCAGCGAGATCGTCACGACCGCGCCGGAGGGTCAGCGCAAGCCATTCATGGACACGCTTGACAAGATGGTCAGCGATGCCAACCAAGGCGTCAAAAGCCGCGCCGACGAGATCACCAAGGGGCTGACCGACTTGACCGGCAAGCTCGCTTCATGGGGTCAACTGGGCGACGACGGCGGGTGGAAGGAAGTGACCAAGGACGGCAAGACCGAGCGCGTGCCGAAAGACCCCGCCATGCAACTGCAAGTGCAGACCAAGCGTCTGGAGATCACCAACGACATCCGCGCCATGCTGCGCGAGAACCCCGACCTCACCGAGGAGCAGGCAATGGAACGGTTCAAGGGCATTTTGGAAAACCGCTTGGACGGCGGGGCGCTGTTCATGCAGCAGCCCGACGAGGAGGGCTGGTGGGATACCTTTAAGTCCTTCATTCCGGCAGCGGGAGCCGCGGCTTTGCCCGCGCCATTGCAGGCTCCGGCCAGCATGATGTTCCGCGGGGCCAAGGCACCGGCTTCGATCCGCCACAACAACGCCGGAGCCATGTGGTATGTCGGCGGATGGCAGAAAAAATTCGGAGCCGAGTTTGGTCAGAACCTCAACGACGGTCTGGGCCAAGGCAACCAGATCGCCAGCTTCCCCACGCCCGTGCATGGGGCCGCGGCGCTCATGTATCAGCTTGACCGCCCCATCTACCGCAACAGCAGCGTGCGCCAAGCCATTGCCAAATGGAGCGGGGGCAACAACGTATCCAGCTACCTTTCGGTGCTGAAATCGGCAGGGTTTAGTCCAAACCAAAAAGTGGCCGACATCATGTCCTCGCCGGATCAAGCCATTGCGTTTGCCAAGGCGATGGCCCGCCACGAAGCCGGAACAGATTACCCGATGAATGACGACCAGTGGCAGCAAGCCTTCGCCATGTTCCAGCAGGCATGATCAGCTTCGCCGCCACCCCGCAGTCCAAGGAAGCGCAGCAGGCGCGGGCCTACACCGACCCCAGCGCCGGAGCGCCGCCCTCACGCCGCAGCGGCTCCAACGCGCCCTACGTTGATCGCGACCACTGGAACAAGGTTTTCACCGACCAGACCTACTTCGACTCCATCGCCAAGCAGAAGGGCATGGCCGAGGGCGCAAAGGTCAGCCTGCATGGCGACGACTACGTCTACCGGCAGGCCATGATCGGCTACTTGGCCGACACTCGCAACGTGCCGCTCGACGACATGCGGTCGATCTTTGACGCCGAGAAAGACAGCTTCGCCCAGAAGGTCTTGGGCAAACAGACGGCCAGCGCCCGCGAAATGTTTGAATGGCAGAAGAGCAAGTTTGAGCGCGACAACGAGAAACAGGCCGCGGCACGCCAGATCCTCAACAACGTCGCGCAGCGGGCCATCACCGACTTCGCCACCGGAGGCGACACGCCTTTTGTCGAGAGCGTGGCCAAGGACATCGATGCCGCGGGCGACATGTTCAGCGACGAGGAAAAGTCCCTGCTCTGGCAGCAAGCCGAGGAGAACGACATCAAGCTCCGCGCCACCCAGATGCGCTTTGCGCCGGAGGCCAAGTTCATTTTCGACGCGCTGCGTCAGACGACCGGAGAGGGCGCGGGCTTTGGCGCTCCCGACATGCGCGAGATGGCCACCCGCTTTGCCAAGCTGCCCGACAACCAGCGCCGCGCCATCTACGAACTGGCAGGCAGCTTTGCCCAACTCAACCAGACCGACAAGGGGTTCTGGTATCAGTTGGCCGAATCCCTTGGCCGCGGGGCCAGCGACATTGTCGAGCGCGTGCCGCGCAACATGAAAGAACAGGCGCTCCGCAACGACCTTCGCTTGCTGGAAGGCGACCAGCCCGTCTTTGCCGGAACCGGCGTGCAGGGCGTGGCCTATAGCGCCTTCGGCACCAAGGCGCTGACACCGGAAGAACGCGAGCAGGCCGCGGACAAGGTGCGCGGCGAACTGGGCGTCTTCAAGGTCGAGCGCGAATTGCGCGACTTGGCCGAGCGGGTCATTGATCCGATCAAGACCGTCACCGTCCTGCCGGAAATCGTCGAGGAAGGCTTATACGGTGCCGCCCGCAGCCTTCCCTATACCGCCGTCGCCGCGGTTCCCTACGCGGGCGCTCCCGCGGTCGCCGCCGCCCTCTACAGCAGCAACTACGACCGGATCATGCTGGAGTATCCCGACATCGATCCCGACAAGGCCGCGCTTCTCGCCGCCATCTCCGCGCCTATCGAAGCGGGACTGGAGCGCATGAAGGTCAACACCATCGTTGGCCGGTTGCCGTTTTTTGGAGGTTTAGTCAAACGCTTCCAGCATCCCAACCAGCGCAACATCACCCGCATCGCCATCGGCGGGGCAGGGGTTTTGGCCGAGCAAAACGCGCAGGAGATTTTGCAAAACGCCACCTTCCCCTTTGTCCAAATGATCGGGGCCGCGCTCGACCAAGACATCCCCGAATACAAGCTCGACTTGGCCAGCATGCCGCGGGACTTGGCGGTGCAGTTTGTCGCCCTTCTCCCGCTCTCCCTCATGGGTATCGGTGCGCTGTCCTACCGCGAAATCAGCCGCGGAGAAAACTATCTGAAAGAAAAGCCGACGCTGATGAAAGTGTTGAGCGAAGAGGCTGCTGACCGCGTTTTGGGCGCAACTACGCCGGAAGAAGCGCGGGCCATCTTCCGCGAAGAATACGCCAAGCGCACACCCGAAGAGGTCAAAGCCGCCGCCCAGCGCGTCGTCGATGAAGTCCTCGCCCTGCGCGAGAAGTCCAATCCTGCCGCCCTGCCGCGTCTGGAGAAGCAGGGTGCCGACTACGTTGTCCTCTCGCCGGAAGGCAAGGAACTGGCCCGCTCGACCGACCAGACCGCCGCCGAGCAGGCGCTTGTTTCCGCCCGCCGCGAGACGGTGCAACGCGAAATGCGCGATGTTCACACCGGCATTAACGAAGCCGTCGCCTTTATCCAGAAGGTCAACGAGGCCCGCCAGCGCGGCGAGGACGTCGCCAAGATCATCCGCGAGGAAGCACCCCGCACGCTGCTCGACGACTACGAGGCCAACCCCACGCAGGAAAACCTCGACCGGCTCTTTGAGACTGTCCGCGCCTTCGGGCAGGAGATCAACGAACCCGCCGAACTGGCCAACTTCCCCGTCACCGGCAGCAACCAAGGCGCACTGCGCGAGGGTATTTGGCGCTCCATCATCCGCATCAACGAGGGCGCGGACGGCACCATCGTCATGCGTGAGTTCGCCCAAGACAATCTCAAGCGGGCGATTGCCGAGGGCCGCACCACGTTGGACTTCGTCCGGCAACAACTCAACGACATCCTGCCGCAGATCGACAGCGACCGCATGGAGCGCCAGCTACGCACCGAGACGGACACCGACGTCATTGAAGCCTTCTCCGACATTGCCTTGGCCTACTTCCGCGGCAACATCCGCGACGAGCAAATTCCCGCGGGCCTGCGCGGATTCATCCGGCGCTTGGCCATCTTCACCCGCGACATCTTCCGCCGCGCCTACAACCTCGCCCGCCTCCGCGCCGAAGGGAAACTCGACCGCGACTTTGAGGCGCTCTTGGCCGAAGCCGTCGGCGTTGACCAGCAGGCGCTGGTAGACCGCTCCCGCGAAAAGACCGCGCAGGAGGTTGCGCCGGAGACGGCGAATTATTCGATTGGCGTCAGTTCGCAACAAGACGCCGACTACCTCGCAGCCGTCGAGCGCGGCGACATGGAAACGGCGCAGCGGATGGTGGATGAGGCGGCGAAGGCGGCTGGGTATGATATTGGGCCGGTATATCATGGGTCGCCGGAAATAAGCATAACCACATTCAACACAACAAGCCCGCCTCGCAGAACTGGCGATTCCTCGGATGCTCAGTTGGGGGCTTTTTTCACAGATGACATCCCTGCCACGAGACAATTTAGAAGTATAAATGAAATAAACCCATTCACGGGGGAGTTAACACAAAAACCGCTAGGCAGGCTATACTCTGTTTTTCTAAAGGGGACACTAGCCAGACTGAATAATTCATTAGTCAGCGAGCTTGCTGACCTCGTAGGTTATCCGTCCGAAGGTTATTGGGATAGAGACCCGTGGAGAAATGTGTCGCAGATTACAAATCATGCGGGTGCTGAGAGTGTCCGTGCGGCATTGCTTGGCATGGGCTTCAACGGAGCCTATGTCAAGACAAGTGTTGATTCTGTCACGAAATCAAAATCCGCATCTGGTTACAAAAAGATAACTCAGTATGTCGTCTTCAACCCCACCCAAATCAAATCCGCCGACCCCGTCACCTACGACGCCTCCGGCAACATCATCCCGCTCTCCCAGCGTTTCGATGCGACGACGGCGAATATCAATTACTCCATCGTCCGCTCCGTCGATCACTTCAAAAACGACACGCGCTTCGACAAGCTCGTCAAGGACGGGCGCGTGTTTACCGGCGTGGATGTCAACGACTTCACCGACATGCACATCCTGCTGCATTCGCCGGACAATGCGTTTGCCGGAACGATCCAGCTAAAGGACGGCAGCGACATCACCGGCAAGGGCGGCGTCTACTATCCGGCGCTCTATGCCGACAAGAACTACTTCTGGGCCTCGACCGAAGCGATGGTCATGCGGACGGCCAACCACCTCAACGAGATCGGGGCCAAGAACGGCGGCAGGATTCTCATGGGCCTTGTCTCCGCGCCGGTCGAGAAACTGTTTTCCTCGACATCGATGGCCACGGGCGTCGTCAAGTTCCTCAACGCGCTGACCACCGATTCCAAGGCGGGCCTGCGTAAGAGCGACCTCAACGCCATGCTGGTTACCGCCAGCAAGGTTGAGGTCATCGTTCCGAGCAAGACCAAGGAGTCCAAGAAAACCTTCAAGCTCAAGCTCAAGGCCAGCGATAGCTACGCGACCAACCTCGCCAAGATCGACCAGCTACTGGAACCCTCCGGCTCCATCTTCCAAGTCCGCAAGGCGTTTGTGGAGTCGCTGGCCGAGCAAGTCTCCAAGCACCTCAACGCCAAGCCCGAAAGCGCCAAGTATGTCGCGGGCATTCTGGCCGACGCCGAGAACAAGCACGCCAAGAGCGCCATCAAGCGCGGCACGCTATCCAAGGCGTCCTTCCTGCAAGGGCTGGGCAACATGCTCACCGAACCATTCCTGCGCGACTTCCAAGAGCATGGCAGCGGCAAGATTTACGCCATCGTCGAGGTCGAGGGAGAGGTCAAGGGCATCGCCACGACCGAGCATGAATCGTATCCGGCGACCATCGTGCCGGTTAACAAAAAGTCCAAGGTCAAGCTGCACGTTTTGAAAGAGGCCGTCGATTGGCAGGACGTCGTCGGCAAGGAGACGGGCCAATACGCCACGCCGCAGGAGCGGCTCAACTTGCTGCCTACATCCGGCATGTCTTCGACTTCGCTCAAGGTGCTGGGCGTCAAGGCGGGCAGCAGTGCGGCTCCAATTAACTATTCTATCCTTGCCCGCTACGAGGGCATGCCGAGCGTCGTCGTCGAGGGCGGGCGTCCTTACTCGCCCATCGTCCGCGACCTGTTGCAGCGCCGCGCTGCGGGCGAAGACATTCCGCGGGCGGTCATCGACAAAGCCATCAACGACAACTTTCCGGCGCAGCTTGTCGAGGTGCCTCGCTCCGTAGCGGAATTGCCAGACCGCGCAACAATTGACGACGCCATTGACAAGGGTCAGCGCGACAAGCGGGTTGATGTCTCGACAATCGAAGCCGGTGAAAAGGTTGCCATCCGGCAAGATGTTCCGGCCATGACGCGCAAGGGCGTTGGCGTTGTCACCGTAAAGAGCAAGGCTGGAAACTCCTACGAAGCCGCCGTTCGCATCACCGAACCAGAGTTTATCCTCAACGAAAAGAAGTCGCTGCGTATTGCGATTGGCGAGGCCAAGGGGCCGCACATTGTGATCAACGGCAAGTGGGCCGCGGATCAATCGATGCCCGACGACTTGGAGACTTGGACGCAAGTGGGCTACAACCCAGACCGCCACAGCTTCTACTACGACCGCGCCACGATGCAGCAAATTGTCGGAGGCTCCGAGGCGTATCAGATTGGCAACACCGTTTTCGTCAAAGACGCGCAGTATGGCGACGGCCAGATTTCCGACATTTCCTACTCCATCTCCACCCAGTCCGAAATCGACCGCGTCGGCGCGGCGTTGAACCGGCTCGACCGCGACCCGCTGGAGCGCGTCAAAATCTACGAGAAGGCGCAGGAGAAGTTCCTCCGCGTCATGGCCGACAACCGCGACATGCTCGCGGCGATGGAAGGCGGCGACCTCTCGCAGATGCGCCGCACGCAAATCCTTCAAGCCTTGGGCGAACTCGACGGCATCCTTTCGGTGCTGCCTCCGGAAATCCGCAGCAAGATCGGCGGCTACACGCAACTGGCCAAGGTCGATCCGATGGACGTCTTCAAGGGCGACCAGAAGGTCAGCGAGGTCAGCGGCATGCAGGGGGCCATCATTTCCGCGTGGATGCGCGAGGGGCTGAACATTGGCGAGGCGCAAAAGCAAACCGAACTGCCCGACGGATACCGCGCCGAGCGCAACATGGAACCGGCCCGCGCCGACCGCGCCATTGCCGACGTTTTCATCGGTCGCCTCGACCGGATCAACCGCGAACTGGAGCGGTTCCTGCGCGACGAATACAATGACGCAGCGGTCGAACTCTTCAAGCGGGCCAAGCCGCAGCGCAGCGGGGCAGGGGAGAAGCCCAAGGGCAAGCTGGGCGCGGACGTCCACACTCTGTTTGACACACTGAAAGAGGCCACCGAGTGGAGCGCGGAGAAGGCGCAGGCAATGGCCGATACGGAGCTAATGCGTGCAGAAAGCGGCGAACTCGACCCATACGAAGCCAACCACGCCATGATGACCGCGCACTTGTTGCCGCTCTTTGCCGACTGGCAAAATGCCGACAGCACCCAGCGGGCATCCGCGGTCGCCGCTGGTCTTGATGTGCTGAACAGGGCATACAAGGGCGAGCAGCAGCGCCGGTTGGCCGAGCGCCAAAAACGTGGCTTTGACCGCACCGACTTGTCCGACGACGCCGGAGTCACGGCCAGCGACGACAAGGCGCGGCAGGACAAGCTGAAGTCCGAGAACAGTCTGCCGAGCGAGTTTGAATCCGGCATGCTCAACCTCGTCAACTTCGACCAACTGCTGCGCTACATTTTTGGCGACGACAGCAAGGTCGCCCGCGAACTATCCGACCGGCAGCGCAAGGCCGACAATGCCAAGAGCGACGACATTGCCGCGATGTCCGACGAGTGGGCCGCGTTCCTGTCCCGTCTGGGCGGCGGCGAGATGCAGGGGCAGCAGTTGCTATTTGAACTCTCGCGCATGGACGAGGAGATCGACGGCGTCTCCTACAGCCAAAACCAATTGGTCGCCATCACCATGATGTGGATGCAGCCCAAGGGTCGCCAGCACATGGAGGGCTTTTTTGACAGCGACGGCAATCCGTCGGGCAACTGGCACTACAACCAAGACTTCGTCAACAAGGCCGAGAAGCTCTTGCGCCCAGAGGCCAAGGCAATCCGGCAATACCTCCTCGACAAATACGAAGCGGAATACGAGGCCATCAACAGGGTCTACCGCAAAGTTTACGGGATGAACCTTCCCAAGAACCAGTTCTACTCCCCGCTGGTTGTCGAAAGCATCAACGCGCCGGAACAAGCTGGCGTCGATCCGGTGACCGGAGCGGTCTTTACCGCGGGAGCCAACTCGCCCAGCGCCCTGCGTTCCCGCGGCGGGGCCATTGCCCAGCCGGTCTTCCGCGATGCGGTGCAGACCTACTTCGGCCACATGCTCCAGATGGCGCACTGGAAAGCCTACGCGCAATTCAACAGCGAAGTGTCCGGCATCTTGGGTCACCGCGACACACGCATGGTCGTCAAGGGCAAGGCGGGCGAGCAAGCCGCAACGGTGATGAACAACTGGATGCAATACTTCCGGCAAGGCGGAAACAAAGACGCGGCCAACCACTTGGCTATTAACAAGTGGATCAACCGGATCACCGGAAACTTTGCCGCCATCTCGCTTTTCGGGCGCGTCTCGACCTTGGCCCTACAGGTCACCCAGCTTGGCGCGGCGTCGGCCAAGATGCCGGTGGGCGCTTACCTCTCGCGCTTCGGCAAGCTCATGTCCGGTCGCTTGGGATGGACGACCGCGCTGGAGAGCGACTACATCCAGCGCCGCATCAAGGACATGCCGCCCGCGGTCGCCTTGGCCATGCAGGGATTGCAGGCCAAAAGGCCCAGCCAAATCCGCAATGCCGCCCGCTGGCTTGGCCAGCACTTGAGCGGATTCGACGGGTTCTTCACCGCAGGCACCTACGCCATCGTCTACGACTACCAACTCACCCAAGCCCGCCAGAACGGCATGGGCGGGCAGGAGGCCGCGGATTACGCCCGCGAGGCCACCGAGCGCATCGTGGACGAGATCGCCCAGCCGACGCGGGCCGGTGCGCGGTCGATCTTTGAGATCAACAGCACCAACCCCGTGGCGCGGGCCGTGTGGGCCTTTTCTTCGGAGGCTCGCAAAAACATGGGCCTGCTCATGTATAGCGGGGCCAAGGGCGGCACGCGCAACTTCGGCAAGGCGCTGACCTACGTTTTACTGCTCAACGGTCTGGTGGGCATTGTCATCCGCAACGCCTTCCGCGACATGCGCGACGAGGACGACGAGGAGATTTTCGACGAGAAAAACTGGGGCTGGAAACGTCTGGCCGCGCAGTTCATTAGCGACCCGATCTACGGTATCCCCGTGGTTGGCGAAACTATCGAAACCGGCGTCTACGCCGCGTTTGGCGTCTACAAGCCCTCCGGCCCTCTCTTCGATGTGGCCCGCGGAGTGCCTGCCGCCACGCGCATGGTGACCAAGTATCCGATGGAACTATTGGAGGGAGATGCCGAGTTCCGCGACATCGTGGCCGACGTCAACCGCATTCTTGGCACCGCCGGTTTGTTTAACAGCACCATCGCCGGAGCCGCATCCATCAGCAACTTGGTCAAAGACGCATTTGAGGTGGGCGACAACGCGCTGACCAACGACGAGTAAACTCTTGCGCCACCACAACCACGAAGGTTTAGTCAAATCACTACTATGGCCGTCCAGTCCGATACCTCTTCCATTAGCTACACCGGAAACAACAGCACCGTTACGACATACGCGGTGCCGTTTGTCTTCTTGGAAAACTCGCACCTTGCCGCGACGGCCAAGGTCATTGCCACCGGCGTCGAAACCGCGGTCACGCTGACCAACCACACCGGAGCCGGTAACGTCAACGGCGGCACCGTCCGCACCGCGGTCGCCGTTCCCGCGACCTCCACGCTGACCATCTTCCGCACCGTTCCGGCGACCCAGACCACGACCTACCAAGAGGGCGGCGACTTCCCCGCGGCGTCCCATGAGCGGGCCTTGGACAAGCTGACCATGATCTCGCAGCAACTAAAGCGCGACATCACAAACGCCACTGCTACTTTTGGATTTCAAACAGTTCAGTCATTAAGTTTTGCGGCGAACGGATCTTTTGTAAAAGCGTTGTATCCGTGGGCGAAAATTGTTCGCGTGTTTGCTGTTGGAGGCGGTGGTGGTGGGGGAGGTGCCGCAACAACATCGTCCTCGCAAGTTGCGGTTGGGGGTTCTGGAAGTGGCGCTGGCGCGGGCGTTGTCATTGTGGATGTTGATGATTTGAGCGCATCTGTGGCCATTACGGTGGGCGCTGGGGGCGCTGGCGGCGCGGCTGGAAACAACGCTGGATCGAGTGGGGGCGACAGTTCTTTTGGCTCTTTTATCACCGCCAAGGGCGGGCTTGGAGGATCGGGCGGCGCTGCCGTTACTGCTCCAGTTATTGTTAACGGAACCGCTGTTGCAACGGCGAATGTGGCGACAACTGTCTACAGCGGAAGTCCCGCACTTCCAACCTACGCAACAGCAGCGCAAGTTATTGCTCCGGTGTCTGGATCAAGCATTGCCGGAACCGCCGTGCTTCCTAATGCAACAACGAGCGGGGCAAATGGAGCCAATGCAACTTTGTTTGGAAGCGGCGGAAGCGGAGGCTGTAATGCCGAAAATCAAGCATCGGCAAGGTCTGGAGGAAGCGGAAGCGTGGGCATAGTTATTGTGGAGGTGTTGGGCTAATGATCTTGGAACTCAAAACATCCGCCGCCATGCTCACCGCCGGAACCTTCGGCGTGTTCGCCACTGCGTTTCTGGTCATAAATTCCTTTGACAGGCGCAGCGCGGCCTCAAAAGCAATTAGCGTTCTTGGAGTAACTACACCATGATTCACGACCATCACCACTACGCGACGTTTGCGCCGTTTATCAAAGGCGTCACCGGAATGGTCGCCTCGTTCAGCGGCGTTTACATCAGCTACATGGCGCATATCGAAGCCTTCCTTCGCTTAACCGGCGTGGCGCTGGGATGCCTTTGCGGCATCGCTTCGCTGATCTCCATCGTCCGCAACATGCCTCCGCGTAAATAGTATGAGCGTCAAAATCCAAGACTGGAACAAAGTTGCATCCACCGTTGTCCTTGTCGCGCAGGGGCCGGATGGCAAGCCTGCGCTGCTCGCGGAGAACAGGCCCGCCTACGACTACCGCAGCTTCACTTGGGCTGGCACCAACTGCACGCAGATCGTCTACAAACAAGGCGGCGCTTCCGGCACGACGGTGCTGACCGAAAACTTCACCTACGACGGCAACGGCAACGTGCTGACCCAAACGCTGACCTACCCTTAAGCAATGGCGTGGAAATACAATCCATTCACTGACGCGCTGGATCTCACCGGAGCGGGCGGGACGAGCTACATCGATGGGGTAGTGGCTGACAGTTCATTGCTACCCACCACCCTTGGAACACCAGCCCTCGACTCCGTATATTTAACCAAGGCCGGAAGCGGCGTGTGGCTAATTTCTCGACGCCCCGCGGGACTGTATGTGCGTGTCGCCAACAACGGCGTGGCCGCGGACTGGACATATCTCGGCGCGTTTCCCGAAGTAAACGCAGACGGCAACTGGGAACTCTACAACTCGACTGACCCTACGAAGGAATTGAAGTTCGACCTGTCCGGCATCAGCACCTCGACCGTTCGCACATTAACCGCCCCCAACGCTTCCGGCACCATCAGCCTCCAAGGCCACACCCACGTCGCCAGCGACATCACCAGCGGCACCTTCGACAACGCCCGCATCAACTGGGCTGCTCCCAGTGCAATCGGCGGAACCACCGCCGCCGCCGGAACCTTCACCACGCTCACGGCCAACAACGGCACCCTCACGGCGTCCGCGCCTGTTTTGGATCTGTCGCAGACTTGGAACGCAAGCGGAACCACGTTCACAGGACTGCGCGTCAATGTAACCAACACGGCGAGCGCGACCGCCTCGCTTCTCATGGATTTGCAAACAGGCGGCACCACGCAATTCAGTGTTCGCCGTGATGGCTCTGTGTTTGGAGGTTATTACAGATTTACAAGTTTAGACGTTGGCTTTTTTGTGCATAGTGTTGGCGGACAAGAAGTCGCGTTTGGGCCATCACCTAACCACTGGTATACCATAACCAGCACACGATTGCGTCTTTCGGGAGATATTTCGCTGGGTCGCAGTGGATCGGCGGGGCAGGCGGTAGATTGCGTTCTGGTGCGCGACGACGTGGGAGTCCTTGCCCAGAGAAATGCGGCGAATGCCCAGACCTTTCGTATCTACAATACAACAGACGCAGGGCTGACGAATTTTGAGCGCGGATTCATGCGGTGGAGCGGAAACATTTTTCAAATAGGCAACGACAAAGGCGGCACAGGATCGCGTAGAACGCTGGAATTTGTGACGGATGGCACGGCTCGCTGGCGAGTTGGCGATGGTTCCATAAGTTCAAACCCGTCCATGCTGGCTCTTGGCAATATCGGCATTTTCGGCACGAACGAGAGCTACAACGTCATCATCGCGACAGGAGCACAGGGCACGGTCAATGCTGGCGTCTTCAGCCCAAACGGAAGCAACACGGGCTATCTCGCCATCGGCGAGTCTCTGCACTTGGGCTTGACCAGCAGCGGCACCACCGGAGATGTGCGACTCGTGCGCGATGCGGCCAACATCTTGGCATTGCGTAACGGAGCCAGCACGCCGCAAACGTATCGAATCTACAACACATTCAGCAGCGCCACTTCGTTTGAACGTCTGAACATCCGGTGGGCAAGCAACGAGTGCATCATTGATGCCGAGGCCGGAAGCGGCGGAGGCACGCTGCGCGGCATTCGCTTTGGTTCAGCGACAACATCTCTGCTCGGTTTCTACAACGCCACGCCCATAGCGCAGCCCGCCGCTGTGGCCGATGCCACTGACGCCGCTTCCACGCAAGCCCGCCTCAACGACCTGCTCGCCCGCCTCCGCACCATCGGAATCATCGCCACCTAACGACTTATGCTAACCAACCCTAATCCCATCACCACGGAACCCGTAGCCGCCAAGGTCTACGACCGTCTCCACGTTTATAGTCTCTCGGCCATCCAGCCGACAACGGACAGCGGTTCCATCACCGTCGAGTTGCTACCCGCAACCGCAGACGGCGAACTGGCAAACGGCTCGCTCGTCCAAAAGATGACCGCGCCGTTGACGCCCGAAATACTCGCAGCGGTGCCCGAATTGGCCGCAGCGTTCGCCGCCGTCCTCGCCGCCATCCCCGCGACCCAAGCCTACTTGGCCAGCCAACAGGAGCAGCCCAATGAATAAGACCGTCACGCTCACCGAAGCCGAAGCCAAGATCGTGCAGCAGTCCCTCGACGCGGCTATCCGCCAAGGCGGAGCCAATGCCGCGGTGGTCATCTTGCCAATCATGCAGTCTATCGAAAAGCAACTGACCGCGGATGACGGCAACGCTCCAGTTTAACCTGCCCGAAGAGCAGGAAGAATTTCAGTGCGCCGTTGACGGCGGCGAGTGGAAGTCCGCGATGGACGACATGAGCAACTGGCTCCGCTCCAAGCTCAAATACGAAGAACTAACGCCGGAGCAAGACGCCGCCTACGAGGAAGCGCGAAAGCATCTTTTTACGATACTTGAAGAGCGCGGACTGCAACTTTGGTGAACCCTTGACCACCGTCCGGCGTGGCGGTTTAGTCAAAACATGCGTTTCCTACTTCTCATCGCCGCCGTCGCACTGACCGGCTGTTCCAACCTTTCCGAAGTCCGCTTCGGCTGGGACTTCAAAAACAACTCGCTGACGGTGTCGATGCCGTTGGCAAAACCGACATCAAGCAAATGAAAAATTGGCAAACGAGCCTTCTTGGCATCCTCACCATAATCGCCGCATCCAGCAGTGCTGGACGCGATTTCATCACCACCGGACAGCTTCCCGATCTGGGACTTCTTCTCGCTTCGCTTACCGCGGGCTGGGGTTTGATCGTGGCACGCGATGCCCGCAACTAAACCCAAGACTCGCCCGCGCATTACCGCGCAGGACGTCGAGGAAATTGTCCGCAAGAACGGCGTCAAAGACGCTGTCGCCATCGTGGGCATTCGCGGCTACTACCTCCGCACCCTTGGCGACCCACGGAAGAACGACCGCGGGATATGGGACGACTGCATTGCGGTGATCTCGCCCACAACATTCGCCGCATACAACGGCAACACCGACCCGTCGTTCTGGCGCAAAGGCATTGCGTCACTGGTCGAAGGCGTCCACCGCTACCGGAAGGGCAAGCACGGGATCTCCCGCGGCAACCCATATCCGGCGCTGCGTCCGGCGACACCGGATGAATCGGTGCCGGTGACGCGGGACGGCGAACTGGGGCGCTCGCGTGGAATCGCCATAAACATTCACCGCGGGGGAAGCATCGACTCGACATCACAATCTGTGACTTCAAGTCTTGGGTGCCAGACGATCCCACGCGAGCAGTGGCCCAGCTTCATCGGACTCGTTTACGGGGAGATGGATCGGTATCAGCAGAAGACGGTTCCTTACGTTCTAACGTCGGCACAGAGCGCCTAATCGCTTCGGCCATAGTCTGTATCGAAGCATGAGTGTAGTTGTTGCTGACCTTTGTCGAATCGTGGTCGCAGACGAGTTGCCGCACGCGTTGATCAACCCCTGCATCGCACATGAGACTGTTGATGGTATGTCGGAAGGAATGAAACGTCTTGTCCGTCATCCCGCGACCTTGGCCTTTCTTCTTGGTTTTCGTCCGTGTGATGCCAGCGCGGTCGAGCAGATCGGAGAAGTGGCGTGAGGCCACGGATACCGACAGCTTGGCAAGGACGGGGGTGATTTTACCTTTTCCGCGGAGGGTGGAAAGTTCGCCTACGAGCGGAACCGAGACGACGACGCCTTTGCGGCTTTTCTTCTCCGGCAAAAAGCGCAGGACGCCGTTTTCGATTTCCTCGTAGCGGCGGCGCGTGGCGTCACCAATTCGCATACCGTAATACAACCCGAATAGACAGGCGGTGCGCCACTCCGACTCCGCGGCGGCAAGGATGGCGGCGATCTCGTCTTTGGTAAACGCCTTCCGGCTGGTGCCTCCGGTGCGTTGCAGCGAGACAAGCTCCGCAACATTGCTGTCGATCTGCCGGAGCAGAACGGCCCGCCGGAGGACAGAGCGGACGGCCTTGATGATGTAGACCACGGTCGATTCGGCCAGACCGCTGTCGGCCAGCGACTGCCGGAAGTCCGCGATGTCGTCGGCGGTGATGCCGCGCAGATCGTGACCGGCGCGGACACCCAGCCAGCGGGCGAAGTGGGCAACGTCATTGCGATACTTCTCCAGCGACCGCGGCTTCGATGATTTGGCCGCGAGCCAGCCCTCGACGGCCTTGTGCCACGACGTCTTTTTCCGCGGGTTGGCGACGTTGGCCAGCCGTAGGAGCGAGTCCAACCGGCGCTGCGCCCAATGCTCGTCGATAGCCTCCGGATTGCGGGCCTCGCGCCCTGTGCGCTCCATTTCGTCGGCAACGGCCTTTGCTGCCCGCTTGGGCGTGGTTTTGTGTGGCAGGCGGGTGGAACGCATGGTAAGCCTCCAGAAGCCTCCGGCAGGGTATTCCGGCGAGACAATCCACACGCGCATGCGGGCAATCCAATATGGTGACGAGGGGATGGTGGTAAGCGATGCCATAGAAGGCCAAGTTACAACAGCCAGCTATACATTAAAACCCATAAAATGCATAAAGTAAAAGGGGCGTTTTACTCTGTTACAGAAGCACTTACACAAAACGAGGGTTCGATTCCCTTCACCCGCTTTTACTCTGTAAACACCTCCGGAATCACCCGATTTAGCACACCCAGTTAGCACACGTTTTAGATATTGCATACGCTTTAGATCCGCGTTTGACTAAACCGTATGCCTTACGCCGACCGCGAGCAGCAACTGGCCGCGATGCGAAAACGCTACGCCGAGCGGTATGCGTCGGATCCAAAGTTCCGGCAAGAAGAGGCCAAGCGCAAAGCCCGCCACTATTCGCAGGACGAACTTTATCAGCGGCGAGCAAAACAAAGGGCCGCGCTGCGACATCGCCGCACTTACATTCCGGCAAGCGAACGCTGCCCGTATCACGCTGCCTTGCTTAAAATCGCCCGCATCTTAAAAAAACTGGAGGGGCATGCCTGTAAATGTCCTACCCCCGCCGGTAGTGTGGCCGGTGATATGGAACACCAAGCTATTGAACTCATCTTGCAACTTTCACACAGGGAGGGTTTTACCCCATCCGAATTGTTGGCTGACGCACTTGACAACTGGCAGACAGTGGATGACAGTTCCCAGTATGAAGAAGAAACCGACCAGCGGCGGGAGGGCGGCGGATCGCATCCGCAAGACGCTGTCCTTGCCGCAGGATCTGACGGCTCGCATCCAAGAGGTGGCCGATGAGCAGTATGCCGGTGATTTCACAAGGGCGACCTTGGAGATCCTCGCCACGCGCTATCCGGAGGCCCGCCGGTTCCTGCGCGAAAACACGACCTACAAGCACAGCCGGAAAAAATAATTTTTTTCCTATTGACTGTCCGACAGTCCAATGGCAAACTGTCAGACAGTTGATGAATTATTCGTCAGCTACCTACACACAATGAACACACAAACCACCACAACGGGCGCGGGGATTTCCGCCGCGCATGACGAGTTCGCTCCTCGCCACTACGAAACGCCTTGCGACGAATCTTTCCCGATTGGGCAAGTTCGCTGCGTTGGGGTCTATAACGGCGGCAACTTGGCGAACTATTGGACGGGGCGCGGCTGGGCGACCAACAAGTGCTATGCCAAACGCTACAAGACGTCCAAGGCCGCAAAAATCGTTGCAACCCGCAAGGGCGGCAAAGTCTTGCGGTTCTATCGGGACAACGGGGGCAACTATCCTCTGCGCCACGCATGACCGCCGCCCGCGTAATCGCATCCGTCGAGCCGCTGCTCGCCGCCCAGATCCGTCTGGCGCGGCGATGCGGCGCGGACGAGATCCGCATCCCCATTGGTCGCGCCATCGGCGTGATGCACGAACTTCAGCACCTCCGCGATACCGAGCGCCGCGAGCGCCGTCCGGTGCCGCGGGACATTCACCCGATATAGCAACCTAATCAGCCCATGCCCACCGAACCCACCATCCGCAAAACCATATCGTTCCCGCGCAGCCTTGTCGTCCGGCTGGCCGCGGAGGCCAAGTCCGAGCGCCGCCGGTTCTCGCCACAGGTCGTCAAGGCCATCGAAGACCTTTTTGCGCTCCAAACTGTCAGACAGTCCAAGGGAGGCCAGCGATGACGCTCATTGATAAAGCCCACGCCGCACCCCGCGGCGACCAGCGCAACTACAGCAACGAACTTGTCGATGCCGTCGAAGTGTTGCGCGGCAAGGGCTGGGGCTTCCGCGCCATTCACAAGTGGATGTCCGACCAAGAGGAAGACGTCCACCCCAACTGGGTCACTTTCGCGTCGGCCATGTGCCAGCGCATTCAACACCGCAGGAACAAGAACACACAATGAACACAGAAGCAGAACTAAAGCTGATAACCTTCCGGTTGGTCGAAATCACAGCCATACAGTTCAGCGTCGAAGCAACGCTGTGCCGATGGTGGAAATGGCGAAACGACGACGAGCATTGGCGCAACCGCGTCCGCAACTGCATCGCAGTCCTTCGCAAACTCAAACAAGCGAGGTGGGCCTAATGGACTACCTCATCATCGTCATCCTCGTAGGGATGTGGATCTGCACCGTCATCGGTGCCTACAGCGCCGGTTGGATGTCCGGCTGGGATAGGTCGCAGGCGCATCACAAATGGAGCCGCTGGCTGCTCCGCAAATACGAAAACCGATCAGTCCGTTTTTAGGCATGCACAACACCAAACAAAACCCGCCGGAGCAGCATGCCGCCCCGACGGGTCACACAATGAAGGGACAAAATACAATGAGTGAACAAAATGGTCAACTGGCTCTTCAGAAGACCCAACCCGTCGAGATCCAACTCGACCAACATGGAGTGCAACTGCGCTCCTTCGACGAGATGGCCCGCTTTTGCAAGGCCGTCGTGAACAGTGGACTGGCTCCGAAGGGCTTTAGCTCGCCGGAGGCCGTCATGGTCGCCGTCCAGCATGGCTTGGAACTGGGCCTCGCGCCGATGCAGGCGCTCCAGTCCATCGCCATCATCAACGGAAAGCCCTGCATCTACGGTGATGCGGCGCTGGCGCTCTGCACCGCGCACCCGTCGTTTCTAGACATCGAAGAAACGGTGGGCCGCGACGGAACAGCCGATGGACACATGGCCACATGCGTGGTCAAGCGCCGCGACCGCAGCGCCGTCGTCCGCACGTTCTCCGAGGGCGACGCCAAGAAGGCGGGCCTGTGGGGCAAGTCCGGCCCGTGGCAGCAATACCCCAGCCGCATGCTCCAGATGCGGGCAAGGTCGTGGGCGCTGCGCGATGCCTTCCCCGACGCGCTGCGCGGTCTGGGCATCCGCGAGGAGGTGAGCGACTACCAAGTGAAGGTGGCCCGCGGGCGCGAGGTCGCGTCGAGCGTGGTGCTGCCGGACGCTCCGAAGAGCGCCGAGGACTTTTTTGAGTCCGCGGTCAGCGCCGACGTCAGCCAACGCGCCGCGCTGGAAGACATCGAAACCGGCGACCTCTTTGGAAAGGCGGTGGCACGATGAAGCGCATCATCACGCCGAAGGTCGCCAAGGAGGCCGGTTACCGCGCCATGACCAACCCGTATGTCCTGCCCAAGGAAGCTGACATGCTGCAAAGCGTCGTCCTCGACATGACCCGCGCCAAGGCCGACTACGCGCTCGTCGCGGTCAGCGAAGATTCAGTGGAGGTGTGGCGCAAATGAGCGACTACGACTACGAACGCGACGACCGCTGCGACGACGAAGCCAACGAAGGTTTGGCCATCAAGCAAGCCTACGAATGCGCCCGCCGTCATGGCGTGCCGTTCACCGGACTACCGGAGGATGACGACAATGAATAGCGGCATCCTCTCGCTGCCGGAAGCGCAGTATCGCGCCGCCGAAGGCATCAGCAAATCTATGCTTGACTGGATCGCGCCGCCCAAAACTCCGGCGCACTTCAAGGCCAAGCTCGACGGCCTAATCCCCGACGAGCAGACGCCCGCCATGCGCTTGGGCAGCATGATCCATCGCGCCATTTTGGAGCCGGAGACGGTTGCAGGCGCGTGGGTCGTCAAGCCGGAGGGCATGAAGTTCACGACCAAGGAGGGCAAGGAGTGGCAGGCCGCGCAAACGCTGCCGATCATCACCGCCGCCGAGGCTGATACTATCACCGGCATGCGCGAAAGCGTGTGGTCGCATCCCGCGGTGAAGCGGGTGTTGGCCAATGCGAAGACCGAAGTTTCGCTATTCGCAAATGGCGAAGACGGCGTCCTTCGTAAGGCCCGCATCGATGCACTGCCGGACGGCGGCAACGTCATTGTGGACATCAAGTCCTGCCAGTCAGCCGATCCGGACATGATGGCCAAGTCAGTCGTCAGCTACCGCTACGATGTGCAGGCCGCGTATTACCTCGACCTGTGCCAGTTGCTTGGCATCGACAAGAGCGAGTTCCTGTTCGTCTGCGTGGAGAAGACGCCGCCGTTTGCGGTCGCCGTCTACGCACTCGACCAGCAAGCCGTTGAGTGGGGCCGCAAGCAATACCAGCGCGACCTCGCCGCGGTGCGTAACTGCATGGCTGAAGACCACTGGCCGTCGTTTACGCAGGAGATCACAACGCTCGCGCTTCCGGCGTGGGCGCAGCGTCAAGCGGAGGCGGTGCTATGAGAACCGTTGAAACCATTAGTCGTGAATACGACGTCTTGTTCAACGACTTCACCAAAGTCAGTGACGAACTAAAAAAGGCATACGCTGATATGGACGTCCTGCGCCGCAAGGCCAGCGATGCGGAAAAAAAGCACAACAAGTTGATCGACGAATACAATGAAGTCGTCGAAAGGCTAAACAGAAGCACCGACAAACTTGCCAATGCGCGGTTTGAGATACGGGCAGAAAAGCGCGTCAACGAGGTGCTGCTTGAAGTGTTGCGACTTGGTCGCCGCGAACAGGAGGCCGAGGAGTAATGACCGAAAAAGCCTACGTTCCGTATTGGAGCCGAGGCGTATCGCCCGCCGAGTGGCGTCAGCGTCTGATGACGCTGGCGCTGCCGGTGCGGCATGCCGCAGCGCGGATCATCTGGTGGGAGACATTGTCCCTCCGGCTGGTTCCCGAACGGGATGATTCGCTCGACGACATGCTCAAACACGGCGCGGAAGTTCCCGACGAGGAACTCCAAGCCGCGCTGATCAAGATCGGACTTCCGGAAGGCTTTGTCCGCCGCCGGATCACCACCCCACCACCGCGCCCACCGCGGCGCAAGAAACCCACACCATGATCACAGCAATTATTTTTGGGGAACCCTCGACGGTGACCGCCCAGCAAAAGGGCGTCTTCGTCCGCGGGGGCAAACCCATGTTCTTCACCAAAAAGAAAGTGGCCGACGCGCAGACCGCGCTGGTGGCCGCGCTCAAGAAACACGCACCGCGCCAGCCGATAGATTATCCGGTCTTGATCAAGCTGAAGTTCGCTTTCGGTCGCACCAAGGCCCGACCCAACGAGCGGCGGCACGGCAAGCGACCGGACATCGATAACTTGGCCAAGGGCGTTCTCGACTGCCTGCGACCGGCGGGCTGGATCACTGACGACGCGCTGGTTGACCAGTTTGTCGCGGAGAAGTGCCGCACCGAGGAGCCGTATTTGGAAGTCACACTGAAGGAGGCGTTGTGAAACGCCCATCGTTCCAATTTTACCCGTCCGACTGGCGCAACGACTCCGGCCTCCGGCTCTGCTCGCTGGCGGCGCGGGGGCTGTGGGTCGAGATGATGTGCATCGCCCACGAGTGCGACGAATACGGCAAACTCACGCAAAACGGCAGGGGTTTCTCGCACAAAACCCTTGCAAAACTTGTGGGTTTGTCGCCGCAAACCTGCCTCAAATTATTGAAAGAACTGGAGGAGAATAAAGTGTTCTCCCGCGACGAAAACGGCGCGATTTATTCGCGGCGAATGGTTCGTGATGAGGAGATTAGGAAGATTCGGGCCGAGGCCGGAAGCAAGGGCGGCAACCCGATTTTGCTTGGGAATTTGGTTAAGCAAAACGGCAAGCAAAAACCAACCCCTTCTTCTTCATCTTCATCTTCTATAGATCATTCTATCCGCCGCGGGTGGACTTTGGAGGAGGTCATTGCCGCCGGTCAGATGGCCAGCGTGACGCCGGAGGTCTGCAAGGCGTATTACGACGCCCGCGAGGCCGTCGGCTGGGTGGATCGAAATGCCATCGCCATCAAGTCCATGCCGCATGACTTGTCACGCTTCGCCGCCCATTGGGCCGAGAACGAGCGTAAACGCCCCTCCAAGGCTTTGACTAAACCAAAAGGGGTCTGGGATGCCAAACAGGGCATCGACGCCTTAAACGCGAAGCTGGAGCGAATGAAGGCCAATCCCAAGTTCCGGCGGCATAAGCCAGAGACGCCTTGGGAGACGGAGTGGACGCCGGAGGCCAAAGCCGAGGTCGCCGCGATCCGCGCCAAGATCCGCGAATTGGAAGGGGTGGTGGCGGCGTGAACCCATTTGACCACACCCATAAAATCGCGTCATGCCCAACACGCTGGAGAGCTACATTGAGCATGTCCTCCACGACGACGAGATCACGGTGATGAACATCCTTGCCGAGCATTGCTATCTCGTCAGCGACAACGCCTTTCGGGCCGGTGACGTCGCCAACTCCGGCGAAGTGGTCGCGTGGATCGAACGCAACCCGCAATACTTTCGGCGCGGTTTAGTCAAAACAAAACGGCGATGAAACCTTCCGGCGGAACAGGCTGTGTCAACTCGCGTGTGCAAGGGGCATATGTGTGTGGGGGTCGCTTCGGTATGACGCTAATCGAAGCCCGCCGGAACTTTTTCCGATGATGCTGGAACTGCAACGCCCGTTCCCCGTGGACACGCCGATCGGCTACGGCTGGGCGATCATCGTTTCACGCGAAAGCGGACTGGCCAACGACATTTGGACATGCGCGATGGAACGCGACGGCGCGATCTGCCACTTCCGCAGCGATCAAATCTGGGCGCTCCCCAACGGGACGCTCGACATCAACACAACACCAACACCAACACAACCATGCAACAATACAACGACGATAACCGAGGAGCAGCGTTCCCGCGCCAGAGCGATAATCCAAAAGCTCCAAAGTGGTCTGGCCCCGTCAAAATCGACGGCAAAGACTACGAGATCAGCATCTGGGAACAAACCAGCAAAAGCGGGAAGGACTTCCTCTCGCTGAAGTTTGGCCCGCCGTGGGTGCCGAAGGAAAAGAGCGGCAACTACAACGCGCCGAAACCGGCGGCACCGCGGGTCACTGACGAACCGGCGACGGACGACGACATTCCGTTTTGATCCTGCACGAGACACAAGCAGACCGGCGCACCGAAGCGCGGATCGTCGAAGCCGTCGCCACCAAGCACGGTTTCGGCACCGCGTTTTGCTCCAAGGCTTACCCCGTGGACTCCATGTTCATGCGGGGCCGGAGGCCGGTCTGCTTTGTCGAGGCAAGGCACCGCAACAATTCCAAGGACAAGTATCCGACCTTCATGTGGTCGCTGCAAAAGTTCATCCACGCCAAACAGTTTGCGGAGGTGCTGCCGACCGTCCTGCTCGTCGAGTGGGAGGAGGGCATCTTCAGCCACCGGATCAACGGCGACCACTACGAGATCGGCTACGTCAACCGCACCGGCACGACCGGACGCACCAGCGCCGACAACGAGCCGGTCATCGAAATACCGACCGACAAGTTCAAACAGGAAATACCGAGGGAATACGAATGGTAAAGATCGACTACGCCATCCAAACATCCGAGCGCACCCGCGACCGGCTGACGCTTTGCGAAAACTGGACGCGCCACGTTCAGAAACCCAGCACCGTCCGGTTCATCAGCGATGAGCAAGTGGGGCGAGGGGATTACTTGTCAGCCATCGACAAGACGATATTTGCCATCGACACGTTCCAAGTTCGCTACGACTGGCTCTACATCGTGGACGACGACGGCTACGTTGTTCCGCGGCGCTTGGAATTGCGACTGATCGACCTCGACCCCGACGAGCATCATGCCATCGGCTGCGTGCAGGGCGTGCTATCCAACGAGACGCACAAGTTTCCGGCGCTGCATGGCGGGTGCGGCTACGCGCTCTCACGCGCCACCGCGCTGGCACTGCAACAGCGGCATTGGCATGGCGAACTGGTGGCACCACCGCAGCAGCGATGCGACGGTTGCGATCAATCTGCACCTCATGCGCGTAATACCGGAGAACGACTCCCGATTTACATGCAATGCGCCAGCGGAAGATGCGACCGAGACATTCATCGCGTGTCACAAAGCGAAACCCGAAGACTACGCACGACTCAACAGCGCACAACCGAACATAGTTGAGGCGAGCGAAGCGAAGCCGAATAAGATAGAGTGGTTTAGGAAAAACGTGGTCAAGAGTTTAGTTTGACCAACAGAGTAGAAAAGATTCACGACATGACTTCTCAAACCGAAAAAGACAAGCGCATCGACGCCATTGCCGACTGGATCATTGACGGCGTGCGTTACTCTGAACTCGTTGCAAAAACTTGCAGTGAGTGGAAGGTTTGCCCGCGGACGGCTTACAGCTACATCGGCGCGGCCAATGCCATTGTGCGCGACATCCGCATGACCATGAAGGAATCGCTGGTGCGCGAAGTGGCCGACAACCTCAAGGACACCTACGAGTCAGCGCGGCGCGACAACGACCACAGTGCCGCCACCGGAGCCATGCGCGAACTGGTCAAGCTCTTGGGTCTGGCCGAACCGGACAAGACCGAGGTCAAGCACGACGCGACCGACCCAATCAAGGCGCTACTGGGCGAAATCGTCAACGCACCGGACAAAGCGCAGTAAACTCTTGCGCCATTTGCGCGGTATAGTCAAAACACGCCGATGATCAAACCTCGCTACATTTCCAAAGTGTCCGTTACGCGACCGGACAACACGACGCCCTACACGGCCAACGACGTCCTTGGCACCGACCCAGCCAGCGTCATCCAGTTCACCAACATCGCGCCCGAAGGCGGCGGCACAATTGTGCTGCTCTACGCTTCCATGCGGATCGACGCCGGATCAAGCACGCAAGGCCAGACGCGCCTGCACCTTTATTCCAGCGCCCCCGCGGGCATCGCGGACAACGCGGCCTTCAACCTGCCCTCCGGCGACCGCGACAAGTATCTGGGCTACATCACGCTTTCCGCGCCGGTTGATCTGGGCGACACCATGTTCACCGAGGACGACTTTCTCCGCAAAACCATCACCGCAACGTCATCTTCCGTGTTTGCCATTGCCGAGACGACCGCGGCTTTCACGCCCGCGGCGACAACCGTTCGCGTGTTGGAGTTACGCAGCGTCGAGGCATGAGCGTTGCCTCCGTCATCGCAGACCAAGGCACCGTGGCCCTCAACCTCATCATCCGCGACAGTCTGGACAAAGACGCGCTGTCTTTTTGTTCGGCGTCCGGCGCAACCGACAGGCTTGCGTTGTCCAGTTTCGTGCGCGGAGTCAAAGCCCTCGGCCTGTGGGAAAGCATGGTCTGCTGGCCGCTACGCTCGTCGCAAAACGCCGGCACCGGCACCACGGCGTATTCGCTGGGCGGCTTGGGGACGTTTAATGGGACGCTGATCAATGGGCCGACTTGGCAGTCCAATGGCATTTACACAGATGGCGTCAATGATGGCGCTGAGGCGAGTATTCCAGAATCGGCGGCATGGACGGTTCTTGCCGTGATGAAGCGTGAAAATAACTCGGATAGCGAACCAAAGTATTATTGGGGCTTGGTTGACTCGGCGCAAACAAGCTCGTTACAGGGTGTAACTTATTATCTAAAGGACGCGGGCTTGGGGGTGCTTATGTTCGACGGCAGTGCCGCATGGTCCCCCCCCCGCCAAGCAACCAATGCCACGACAAATTTTGGGTTTCAAAGCGTGGTTTACGAAGAGAGTGGGCCATCTTCAACAAGCTCTCTCAATGGAACTTTTGCCAATTCATCGTCAGCGCCCAACATGTCATCGGTGCGCCAAGACAAATTAGTTTTAGGGAGACGAAGATATGACAATGCGGGACAAGCTGAAGCCACGCATGCTTTTTATGCCTATGCCAGCACAAAGCTGGACAATACGACAGTCGAGGCTGTTCGCACTCTCTACCGCGCCACCCTCGGCACCGGCCTCGGACTCCCATGAGCAACTTCGAGCAAACCGAACGCATCATCGCCGTGCCCGCCGACGCTGTGAGCACCATGTTCCCGCAACTCCTCGCGCAGTATGGCCACCCATTGCCCGACGCCGGACGCAGCATCTTGACCCTCGGCGGGCATTGGGACGACGCCGCCAAGACCCGCATCCGCGCCGCCAGCTTGGCCGATGGCACGATCACCGGAATGACGCTCACCGATGGCCGCCTCGCCTTCCGCTGCCTCTGGCAAGCCGACCTCGCCGCCGCCTTTGACGCTGGCGAGATCGACGGTGTCGAACAACTCACCGAAGAAGAATTGGCCAGCTTGATCCCGCCATCGGATGTCATCGACTAACGACCTTGCGAATCCGCTCTGGCGGCTCCGCAATCTTTACCACATCAAGCGGGCCGACGACGGGCGCATCATCAAGTTTGAGCCGCGACCGGAGCAGCAGCGGGTCTACGACATGCTGTTCAAGGAGGGCGTCAAGCGGCTCATCATTCTCAAAGCGCGGCGACTGGGCATGTCTACCGCGCTCGACGTCCTCTTGACCGACCAGATGCTGTGGAACGCTGGAACGCAGTGCAGCCTTGTCGATCAGACCGCCGCCGATGCCGAGCGCAAGCTGGCCACGATTGCCAAGGTCGCGGTGGACAATCTCCCCAGCGGCACCTTGCAGCATGTGGAGCGCGTGCGCGACAGCGGCTCTATCCTTGAGGTCAGCGTGGCAGGCAACGTCGCCTCGTCATTCTTTGCCGGTCTCCGCGCCCGCGGCGGCACCAACAACTGGCTGCACCTTTCCGAGTGGGGCGTCATTCAAGCCGACGACCCGCGCAGATCCGAGGAAATTCTGACCGGCGCGATCCCGTCCGCGGAGCATGGCCGCATCATCGTCGAAACCACATGGAAGGGAGGGCGAGGGGGCCACTTGTGGGAGATCGTCAAAAGCGCCTTGGAGACGCCGGAGGAGGCCAAGACCGACAAGGACTGGCGCGTGGTCTTTTTCCCGTGGTGGCGCGACCCGACCTATGTGGTCGAGGGCGATGTGTCCACGATTAGTCCAGCGATCAGTCAATACTTGGACGAGATGGAGCGCACGACCGGCCACACGTTCACGCCGCAACAGCGGCTGTGGTATGACCGCCAACAGCGGCAACTGGGCCTCTTCATCTTCCGCGAGTTCCCCACAACGCTCGACGAGTGCTTCAAGTCGCCGGTCGAGGGCGCGATCTACGCCGCGGAATTGGACAAGCTCCGCGCCTCCGGTGCCATCAGCGCCTTCAAATACGACAACTCGACGCTTGTCCATACCGCGTGGGACTTGGGGTCGCCGGTCAATACGGTCGTCTGGTATTTCCAAGTGATCAAGGGCAACGAGATCCGCGTGATCGACTGCGACGTCGATCTGGATCTGACGCCGGTGCAGCGCGTGGGCCACATGCTGGCCAAGGGCTACGCCTACGGGGCGCACTATTTGCCGCACGATGCCGCGGCGACCCGCACCAGCGGCAAGGCGGACGCCCAAGTCTACACCGAGGCCGGACTGGCCAACGTGCGCGTGCTGCCAAGGACGCACGACATCTGGATCGGCATCAATGCGTGTCTGCAAATGTTCCCGCGGTTCAGCTTCCGCCTGCCAGCTTGCGAGCGCGGGCTGGATGCCTTGGCCAACTACGCCTACAAGCGGTCGAGCGCGACCGGCATCGTGGTCAACGAGCCAGTGCATAACTGGGCGTCTCATGCCGCGGACGCCTTGCGGATGATTGCCGAGGCCGAGATGGCGGGCATGCTCAAGACGGGCTTTGCCAAGCCGCGCCCGACCGTGGTGACAACCGGCATCCGCGAACTGGACTTCACCCGCCGAACCATCGTGCGACGATGACGCCGATCGAAAAGTGCAAGATGCTCTACACGCCGCAAAGCCCGCGGACGTTTGAGGAGGACATGATGGCGCACTTGGCGCATGGGTATTTTTTTTCCACGCCGGAGTATGTGCTGATGGGCCGTCCGGTCTGGAGCCAAGCCACGCAGGAGCAGATCAATGACGTCTGGTGCGCCTTCCCGCCGGAACTGCACGATGCGTGGTATGTCTACGCTTTCGCCTTGGCCGACGATCAAGGTCTGGCGGGTTTAGTCAAAAAACTATTGCGCCACATTCCGTTTTATCTTCCGCTCATCGCATGGGAGAGAAGCGGCCATCCGCTGACTTTCTTTTCGACCGACAAACTCATCCAAAAATATGCGCTTCTACAACTCGTCCAAGATTGACCTAACGTGCCGTTGCCACTTCGGCGGTGGAGGTTCGGCCCCGCCGCCACCGCCCCCCATGCCCGCGTTCCAAGCGCCGCCGCTTCCTCCTCCTCCACCACCGCCGCCCCCCCCGCCCGAAATGCAAACGATGGGAGCCAATGACGCCGCCAACATGCAGCGCAGCGCCGCGGCCCGTCGTTCCGGCTTCCGCAAGTCGATCCTCGCGGGCGAAACCGGCGGCTACGTCAATCCGGCAACGGGAGCCAACAGCCTCTTGGGCTAAATATGGGCGCAAGTCTCTCATTCCTTCCACCGTTGTTGGAGCGCATGCGGCAGGGAATGCAGCGAGCAAAAGCCGCACAGCTATCCCCAGCCGTTGCAACTGGAGCCATGCCAATACAAGCGCCGCCTATCGCTCAAAACATGGATGCGCCCGCGCCCCAGATGAGCAAGCGCCGCTCGCTGCTGACCGCACAAGCTGCCACCGGAGGGCGCTACGGGAGATTGGCCAAGGATCTTTTGGGATGAAACATGGAGCTAACCTTCCATCTGGCCGTCTTTGCGGTGGGTATCGTCCTGCTGATTACCGCGGCTAACGACCCCGACCTCTGGTGAAAGACAACGTCCAACTCGCTGACTGGGTTCTCGCCCGCAACCAAGATTTGGGCGCGGAACGCGCCTCGTGGGACACGCACTGGCAGGAGTTGGCCGAGTATTTCCTGCCGCGCAAGGCCGAGATCAGCGCCAAGCGCAGTGTGCCGGATTCATCCCGCTACGATGTCCTCTTCGATACAAGCGCCGTCCAAGCCGCGGCCACGCTGGCCAATGGTCAGCTTGCCTACATCACGCCTGCTGACAGCCGGTGGTTTGTCTACGAGCCGCCCAAAGGGGTCAACAGCGACAAGGCCAAGCAGTGGTATGCCAAATGCTCCGAGGCCACCCAGTTGCTTTTGGCGACCAGCAATCTCTACACCGAGATCCACGAACTTTACTACGACGACAGCGTCTTCGGGACGTATTGCATGTTCGTCGAGAGTGGCACCAGCCATCCGCTCGTCTTTCACAAGTTCGACATCGGCACCTACAGCTTGGCCGAGAACGACGAGGGTTTGATCGACACCGTCTTCCGCGAACTGGAACTGACCGTCCTGCAAGCCGCCGACAAGTTTGGCGAGGAAAACCTCGCGCCTGCCATGCAGAAGAAGCTCGACGAGATCCGGCGCACCGGCAAGGGCGGCACCGTCAAGCACCGCTTCATCCATGCCCTCTACAAGCGCGACGACGCCGACCGCGACCGCAACAAGGCCGACGGGCCGAACAAGCCTTGGGCCAGCGTCTACGTTGACCAAAGCAACAAGCATGTTTGCCGCAACAGCGGCTACGACGAGAAACCCTTCTTCGCCGGTCGCCATGTCAAATCGCAGCAGGGCGTCTACGGTGTCTCTCCGGCATGGATGGCGCTACCGGAAGCCCGCCAACTCAATTTCTTGGCCAAACAGCTTGACGCCCTCGCGGAGATCAAAGCCTTCCCTCGTCTCCTCATGCCCGCTACGCACGAAGGGGAAGTCGATTTGAGATCGGGGGGCGTCACCTACTACGATCCGACCCAGCCCAACGCGCTGCCGCAGGAGTGGGCCACTGCGGGCGACTACCAGATCGGCTTGGAGCGCGAGAACCGCAAGACGCAGTCGATCAACACCGCCATGCATGTGGACATGTTCCGCATGTTCGCCTCGCTCGACCGGCCCAACATGACGGCCACCGAGGTCGCGGAACGCGCTTCCGAGAAGCTGGTGCAGTTTTCCCCGTCCTTCACCCGCAAGACGACCGAACTCCTCACACCCATGCTGCGCGGGGTCTTCGGCATCTTGATCCGCAACGGGCATTTCCCGCCGCCGCCGCAGGACGCCATTCTCATGGACGCGATGGGCCAGCCCATTTTGCCGGAACCGGAGGTCAGCTATGTCAGCAAGGTCGCCTTGGCCATCCGCGCCATGCACAACCTTTCCTTGGCAAGGACGATGGAGCGCAACGCCATCATCGCGCACGTCCGGCCCGAAGTGCTGGACAACTTCAAGTGGGACGTCATCAGCCGCGAGACGGCCCGCAACGACGGTCTGCCCGCCGACTGGCTCGCTGAAGAGGACGAGGTCGAGAGCGTGCGCCGCGCCCGCGCCGAGGCGCAGGCCAAGATGCAGCAACAGCAGGAGACGCTCACGATGGCCGAGGCCGTCGGCAAGGCTGGCAGCGTCAAACAGGATTCCGCTTTGGGACGTCTGATGAACCAAGCCACCGCATGACCACCGACAAAGAACTGGAGCGCAGCAAGTCGCTCCAGCGCATCAACAACGCCTACCACCGCGTCTTCGATTCCGAAGAGGGACGCCTCGTCTTGGACAACCTCAAGGCGTATTTCCGGCTGAACCGGCCCGCCTTTGAGCGCACGCTGGGCCGGACGTTTGACCCCATCGCCGCGGCGGTGCGCGACGGCCAGCGGGAAGTGATCCTCTTTATCGAACACAAACTTTCGCTGCCTGTCGTCGGAGATGCCGACGTCGAGCGGCCCACCACCGAAGTCCTCCGCTAAACGAGGTTTAGTCAAAACACCAACCAACCAACACCACCATGACAGATGCAACCACCACCGCCGCTCCCACCAGCACCACCGCGGACAGCGCCGCTGTTCCCGCGTCCACCACACCCGCTGCTAACACCAACGTCACAACCGAAGGGACACTCCTTTCCAGTGCGCCAACCAGCGCCACCGACGCGCCCGCGCCCGAAAGCGTAGACCGGCCCGACTGGTTGCCGGAGAAGTTCTGGCGCAACGACAAGGCCGACGTCGAAAGCCTCGCCAAGTCCTACCAAGGGCTGGAGCAGCTACTGGGCAAGAAGGCCAACGCCATTGTCCCGCCCAACGAGAAGTCCACGCCGGAGGAGGTCGCCACCTACCGCAAGGCCATCGGCGTGCCGGAGTCGCCGGAGGGCTACAACCTCAAGCCGGAGCAACTGCCAGAAGGCGTCACATGGGATGACAACGTGGCCAAGAAGGC